CGACTTCGCGGATCGCTGCAAGCAGCTCCGCGTCAATCAGGTAGCCTTTGGCCATGCGTCTACTCCAGAGGGGAAGCGGAGTAAGCCGACGTGTACGCGGGAGTGGTGAACGTCATCACGTTCGCATCGTATTTGACCGTTGCGCCACGGAAGTTCATCGTCGTGACCGTGCGGGCGACCCTGTTCTTCGAGAAGTCCACGGTGCCGCCGTCTGCGTTGACCGTCGTTACCGTGCCCGAACTGTTGGAGTAGACCGTTCCGGCATCGCAATTGAGGGTCGTGATTGCTCCCGAGCCCTCGGTGGTCAGCGTGCCGGACTGGTTGTTGACCGTCGTAGCAGCGCACTCCAGGACGATCGTGCCGCCCATATTTTGCACCGTCGTAACCGTGCAGGTGGAAGCCACATATGCCGTGCAGCTCGAGGCCGAGCCCACATAGAGCGTCGTGAACGTGGTCGAGTCGTAACGAACCACGCCCGACTGCTGGTCGATCGTGACGAGGGCCGAGCCCTTCAAATACAAGCCCGCCTGCCCGCCCGTGGCGGTCTTGGTTTTCTTGATGATCGGCGATATGGCAGCGCCGCCCACGTCGATATAGCTGGTCCCCGTGCCCGAGAACTCGAACCGGGTGGCGTTGTCCACGTCGATTTGCAGGTAGGCCGAAGCGGTTCCAATCGTGCCCGAGTAGCCCGGCATGACATAAAACCCATCCACCTCGACGCTCGACTGATTCAGCCCGTAGGTGATGTTTGACGTGCCCGTGATAAGCACCAGATCGTTGGCCACTGGGATGGCCGCCTGTGCCCAGTTGCCGATGCAGTTGTAGTCGTTCGGGCCGCTATTCGGTGTAGTAACGGAGAAGTCGCCAATCGTGCCCGTGCCCGTAACCTCCGAGGTCGTGGGCGTGAAAGGTACGCCCGCAGTATCAGCAGTCAAAATGAAGTTGGCCGAGCTATTGGAAGCCGTGATCCCCGTGCAAAGCGGCGAGACGCTGGCGTTAAATGCGACCACCAGGGCAGCAGCAACCGTCGTCGTCGTGCCGCCCGAGCCGACCACCGAAATAGTGGTCGTTGCGCCGTTCTCTCCGGTGATAATTACCGAATAGGTTGTCGTGGCGTCGTAGGCCGTAACTGCCGCAGTGGAAACCTGTACCTGCGTCGGGGCTCCGCCCACCCATGTCCTTGTAGCCATCCTGGCACCGCCTTTTTAGTTGACTTGCTCGCCTAGGATTGGCAAGCTATTGGCATGCTCAACTTCATCCGCCAAACGGCCGTTGTCTTTTTCTGCGCCCTACTCATCGTTGCCGCCTTCTGGGCTGTCTCAACCGTCTTCATCGACCAAGATCCGAATCATCGAGCGGTCCACGCTTGGTTCCAGGAACATCTCAATGACCCAAGCAGCCTGAAAATCGTCGAATGGGGTGTGCCGGAACTCAGCAAAGAGTCGCCTGGACGCATCGGAATTCGCGTCAAGTACCGTGCCAAGAACGCGATGGGGGCCATCACTCTGCAAGAGTCGGACTTCGCGATCTTCAAAGGCAAGGTGTACATGGCAACGAATATTGAATAGCTAGAGCGTGATGTTAAAAGTGGCAAACGGCAGACGGCGGTAAACCTCGAAGTCCAGGAACACCGGGTCCGCCCCCTCGGTTAGCTCCTGTCCGTCGCTGTCCAGTAGGACCGGAGCATTCAGCGCCCGCCCTTCCGAATCCGTAGCCGACTCATACTCGCCGTCCAGGCTCGTGCGGTAGCCCTGATTAAGGATGTGCAGATCCCAGTCGTCGTAGCGGAAGTGAAACTCGTAGGACACGTTCCAGTAGTACTGAACGCCGTCTTCCGTGGCGACGTGTTGCCGCGTGGCGTTGATGCTCTGGCACTTAACCTTGCCCGCCGCCACCCCGTTCCATGTGTCCGAGTTCACCGCGTCCATGTACTCGATGGCGAGGTTCACCGGGAAACTCGACTCGTTGCGTGAGTAGCTGAGCACTAGCCGCGAATCGTCCACCTCGGGCAGCGGGTCAAACTGCTCATCCGCCTTGTTGATGATCGGCGCGCCGTCCGTGTCCTTGTCGGCCACTCGCTGGAACTGTTGAAAGCTCCAGGCAATCTGCGGAGGCTCGTCCAGTGGGTTCTCGGGGTGCTCGCTTTCGTCCGGCACGTCAGTGGCATAGTTGACGGTGGCCAGCCAGATCTTGTCGTCTTCCCCTTCCGGGTTGATCGAGATGCTTTTGACGCGAGCGGCCACATAGAACGGGTGAGATTGCCTGGCAACGGGTAGGCCAGACGCACCAGAAGCAGCCACGTCAGCCCCTGGCCCGCCATCGTCCAGTTCAATCTTGAAGTGTCGGACGTATTCGACAGTGACGGTAGCGCCAGACACGCTCAGCGATGCCGAGCGGTTGCCATAGTGTTCGTTGCATGAGACGACGTTGGGCATCCTGCCCCCTTAGTTGTTGAGTCCGGCGACTTCCTGCTCCGCATCCTTGCGGCGCAGGAGACGGTTGGTTTCCTTCGCCTCTCTGAGTTGCTGTGCAGGGATCTTCTCTTGGTTGCCGTTGCGGAAGCGGGCGATGGCAGAGAAGGCGTCCTGCGAACCGCGGAAGGCGGCGGCTACTGGCTCCCGCTTCTCCTTAGGATCAAATAGCTTCTTTCGCTCTGCATCAATCGCTCGATCGGCCTGGAAGTCGCTAATCAAGTTCGCTTTCTTGGCCGCATCAATCTTGTCAATGAACTCGTCCATCTTCTCGTTCGGACCTTTGAGGCCCTCGTCAACGCCGTCAACGAACTTCTGCATCTCCTCGAAGGCGGCGACTTCGCGCTCCAGGATCTCGACGCGGTTCTCTTCGGCTGCAAGTTCGGCGTTCCGCTGGTTCTCGATGTCCCTAAGCTGCGTGAGAGTGATTAGTAGCGTTTTGAGTTGATCATCGGTTGCGCCTAGCGCGAGTGCGTCGTCGATGGCAGAACCAATGGGATCTGCCTGATTCCTCTCCCGATAGGCGTCTCGCAGGTCCGTGTCCGCGCTCTTCAGAATGCCCTCAACCGCCTTCTGGTCGTCCTTAACCTTCTGGACCTTCTCGTAGTAAGCCTCTAGCTCTTTGTTGAGCCGGAACAGTTCTTCACGCTGCTTGCGGTCGATGTTAAGACCACGCAACGGCCCATCGGCAAGCTCGCCGAACTGGTGGAGAAACAGAAGCTGCTTCTTCATGTCGCCGATCATGTCGTCTGACTTCTTTAGGTCTGCACCGTCGAAGCCGCCAGCCAGACGCGAGCGAAATGCCGGGTCGCGAATGGTCCCAGCGTTCAGCTTCTTCATTGCGGCATCAGCCTTCTCGGCGTAGCCAGTCGTCTTTAGGATCTCTTCACCTAGCCTGGCCCAACCGTACATGGCCTTACTGAAGATCGTGTCAGACAGGTCGAGCAGCGCCGTTTCGACACGCCCCGATGTCTTGAGAATGGCGTTTGCACCAACGCTGCCGTTTTCGGCCATCGCCTTAGTAAGCTGCTCGATCTTGTGTGCCGCAGAACTGGCGATTGCGAGCGTGCCGAAGCCACCGACCATCTGGCGCAGGAACCGATTCGACTTCCGCAGTGACGTGCTGAAGTCGTCCATCTTCTTGGTTGTCTGCTTAACGCCCTTGTCCAGGCCGTCCAGCTTGGCACTGATGCCAATCACGATTTCGCCGATGACTGCCATCTCTAGCCCTTCAAGTAGTCGTGCAAGACCGCGAACACTCCGAACACTTCTTCTGCGGACTGTTTCTTCGGCAACGGCATGAAGTCCTCGATCTTGACGTTCTTGGCACCGTGCGCCGCAGCGATGTACATGGCCGTCTGGCCGTGCTGTCGCCACTCATCCCCGTAAGGCTCGATGTTGTAGAAGGCGAACCACTCTTCGATCTCTCTGCTTGTGTTGTGTTGCAACCCGTAGCGGATGCTCGGCCACTTAAGATGGCCAGCAAGCCTCATCAACCGTCTGCGCCAGGGGTCGCTTCGGAGTTTTTTTCGATTGCCTCTGACTCTTCCTTGCCCATGCCTGATCGTGCGTAGATCCTGTCGAAGCAGCGATCGAGAGGGGCCGCAGACTTGGCGGAAAGATGTTCCACGTCGTTGGGCGTGAAGACCGGATTGCCGGATTCGTCGCAGATTGCGAGCGCGCAAAGGAGGCCGCGTGATTGCTTGTAGCGATCCAGCTTGGAGAGCGAGCCCATCATCTGCTCGTAGTGCCCGCGTTCCAGACCGCTCAGGGGGCGAACGAAAACGAACGCTTCGCTGCCCCACTCGGGAACGTCCACCCTCTCGGGCTTGATATCGACGGATGCAAGGATCTCGTCTCGGCCAATGAATGGCATGTCACTCTCCTAGGGAAGTAGGAATCTAAAACTACGAACCGGCTGTCATCGTCGGTTCGCCCGAGAACTTCAGAACAACTGTGCTGGTCATCAGCCCGTCATGCGGCATGCCCATGTCCCAGGACTTCGCAAAGCCCGAGCAAACGAACGTCGCGCCCACGCTGCCGCCCGTGGGAACGGGGGCCGTGACCGTGATCGTCTCCGCCGCCGCCGTCAGGGCAGTTTTGAGTGCGGCCATCTTGGTATGTGGGTGCCAGTGGATCTCGACTGAGACTTCGCCGGCGTCCTTCAGGTCGCTCGCCAGGAAGGTCTTCCAGCCGTTGGTCGAGCCCATGTGGGTCGTGTCCAGTTCTTCGCGGGTAATGCCCGAGAAATTGGCGGCTTTGATTTCGCCGAACACGCCCGACTGGAAAGTGATCGTTGTTCCGAATCCTTGGTCAGCCATGACCGTCTCCCTTTATTGATAGGCCCGTGTCGTTTCCGTGTAGGCCACTTCTAGGTCGCAGCTCACGCCCAAGGTCGGCTTTCCTTCGCCAGCCTGCGGGACGATTACCACGTCCTTCTCGTTCTGAACAAAACAACGCCTCAGCCGTTCCGTCGCTCCGCCGCTTCTCGCCCGCATATCAGGCGTTTCCGTCCAGCCACTCAGGCACTCACGCACTAGGTGGAACAGAGTCCACGCTGAACCATACGGGTCGCTTCCCGTGGGATCGGACCAGCAGGTGAGATTGATCGTTGCTTCAACTTGGCCGGTCGCACTTCTCGCTCCATACGCTCGCGTCGTCGCGTCTCGGCTATAGGTGATGCTCGGCATCGACTGGCTTTCGACGTTGAACACGGGCAGCACACGGTCGCCCACCAGATTCGCAATCGCCGAGTCATTCAGCAGAATCCACCGGATGGTTGTCTCGATCATTTGGAAGACGCCTCACGCTCAATCCCCGCCGCGATCTTGGCCATCGCCAGAGCGTTAGCACTCGCCGACGAACGGTCGAAAGCTGCCTGCATGAATCGTCGGCCTTCCATCTTTCGCGTGCCGTACTCCACAAATCCGCCGTAGAAAGTCGGACCTCGAAAGAATGCGGCACCCGCCGACACATTCACGCCGATAGTTCCCTTGCGTGTCCGCTTCTTGGCCCGCAATCGCAGGCTCCGAGACAGGTTGCCAGTCGCACCAATGGGGACCGTGTTCTTGGCAGACGCCAGGACAATCTTTCCCGCGTCTCGCATGGCAGGGCGCACGACACGACGTTGGACCTTGGGGGGCAATGCCTTGAGCTTCGCCCGCAATGGCTCCCATCCAGTGATCGTGACAACCTCAGCCATCTCAAATCTTCTCCATGCAGTTCAGTTTCAGCATGAACCCGTCTTCGTTCTCATCCGTCAGGCTCACGATGTTCAGTACCCGCGTGCCGTACAGGATTCGATTCTTAGGCGTTACCGTTGCCCGCGTGATGTCTCCGCCGCTTCTCAGCGTGACCGTGTGCGTCACGTTGGGTTGTGCCTGGTCTGCATTCCACGGTTCGCTTCCACTTACCGGCACCACTGCCGCCCACACCGTCGCCAGCGTGCTCCAGGTTTGCACCTTGGCACCCGAGGGGTTGGCCGTTTCGGTGACAGTCTGGACTGTGACACGGTGCTGGAGTTTTCCGGCCTGCATTAACCACGCACTCCCGCCGTCGCGTTGACGATTCGAGCGGTCGCCGTGGTCAAGCCAATCATCAGGACCGTCGTGTAGTTGCTGGTGGTCACGTCCGCCACCGGAGCGATGCCGCCCGCCGTGGTACTCAGGACGTAGACCGCCCCCGGAGTGACCGCAAAGCCTGGGTAGTAGTTCCCGCCATTCGCGTACTTGATGGGCTGGCCAGAAGTAGCCGCGTGCAAGGCAATCCCCGCGCACGTATACGCGGGAGCGGTGCCGTCTGCGTCCGCCAGCTTGAGCGAGTTCGAGGCCGCAGTGTCGATGTAGAGCGGCTGGCCAGCAGTGATCGAGGCCCCTGCAATGCCGTCCACCGTGCGGGTGTCGTAGGTCGTATTCGAGATGGGTGCCACCTGGGCAGCCGTAATGCTTACATCAGCCATGTCTACATCTCCCCAGCTAATAGGGTTCCGAGCATTCGCTCAATTCCATAAGGCGTGTCACTGGAGATTGTCCCCGTGATGACGCCTTCTCTGTTCTCGTACCAGTGCGCGGCCAGCAACTTGATGACCGCCTTGAATTCGTGAGGGACGTACTGCGATGTCCCGTAGCCCGCGACAAAGCGAATCGTCACGCTTTGAATCGAGTTCCGTGTGGCAGGCCAGGTGCAGTTGTATGCCTCGACCAAGTGGCCGTGAGGGATGCGCGGATGGACCTTGCCACTCACCCACGCCGTCTGCAATTCGTAGTTGGACGAACTGAGCGTGGTACTCGTACCGTCGCTCGCAGCCAGATAAGTAACGCTGGTGACGGACTGGCAAGGAGGAATCGGGAACTTGATCGAGCGGCCAAGGAGCGATCCCGTACAGTAGTGGTCGTCCCGTTCTCGGAGTTCCTGGGGAAATCCGTTTCGCTTCCAGTCGTAGGTCTGCGTTACTAACTGCCGGCCCGTCTCCGCTTCCACGTATTCGCGAGCGGACTTCAGTAGCGACTGAATCAGAAGGTCGTCTTCGTCGTGGTCAATGCGCGCATGGAGCTTGAACTCCTCGATGGAGACAGGCTCCTGCGTTTGCGCGGTGACGATTTGTAAAACGCCCATCTGGACCTCGCGGGAAGAACGAAGCCGGTTGCGTTACGACGTGGTGGCGATAGTGCCGGTCTGCGAGATGACAGCCCACTGAGCCGTGGTGTAGCCCACCATGTGGATGCCGCCGGCCCAGTTGTTGGTGGCACCCGAGGTGGCGAAAACCAGCGTATTGAGGGTCTGGCCGGTGTACGTCCGCAGGGTCGCACCATTGCTGGCCATATCGATCCGAACAGTGTCGGACGAGTCCGCCATGATGACGCAGATTTGCTTGTGGACGCCGACAATCGGAGCCCCAATGGTGAAGGTCTGGGCACCAGCGGCCGAAGACTTCGTTACGACAGAAACGCCGTAGGGCTTCAGGTCGGCCGTGGTCGTGCCGTCCTCGATGAACCCCTTGACGTAGCAGCCAGCAGTGGAGAAGTCGATCACGCCACCAGGCAGACCCTCGATGGTCCCACCGATTTTCCAGTGGGCTCCACCATGAGTCTTGTAGTTGCCGCCCGTCGATTGATTAAAAGTCGCGTCAGCAGCCATGCCGTGGCTCCTTACCGTTTATGCCGCTGGTTGCGGCTGGTGTTGTTCGTATCAATGGCCAACTCGCGGGCAATGAGGGACCGCTCTCGTTCTTCGAGAGCCATCTCTTTCGCTTTGAGCGAGAGTGCCAACGCTTCGAGGTCTACCTTGACCGCTCGCGTAGCCGGGAGCGTCGTCCGTGACGCAGCCCGGCACGCGATGAGGCTTTCCGCCTGGGGCTGGGGCAAATCCACCCGGTCGTCCTTGCAAAAGGAGCCGAACGGTCCAGCCATAGGCGTATTCAGTTGCACAATCACGAGTCAGTCCTCTTAGGTGGTGCCGACAACCGAGACTTCGGCGACCAGCATGCTGGTGCTGTCGTTCGTCACCGGCACGTCATGAGCGCCGTACTTGTAGACCAGCACCCCACCATGCGCGCCGTTCGCGCCGTTGCGATGCAGGCCAACCTTCACGTAGCGGGTCAGCGGCTTGTACACGTCGATGGCCAGCAGGCCGTCAGCCAAGCCTGTGGTCGTTACCACGCTCGCGCCGGTCAGTGTGGTGTAGTTGCCACCGCTGGCGGTCGAGCCCGAGACATAGAGGGTGAACAGGGCATCGCCGGTGGTGTTCCCGCAGATGCCGAAGCAGCGAATCCCCTCGAAGCCCGCCATATCGACAGCGGCCGAGAGAGAGTTCAGGGTGGTGTTGGCAGTGCTGGGCTTAATCAGCAACTGCGCGGCGTGCATTTTGCTTGCCTGAGGCATGGTTACTTCTCCTGTGTGTGTGAATCGCCAGAACTAGGCGAGAGTGACGCGGACGAAAGCCTCTTCGAGGACAGGCATGCCGTCCGTTTCCATCCGGCCGATGAGGCCGATCTGGTTGGTGCCCGCGTACAGCTCGTCCAGCCGCTGGATTTCCATCCGCATCGCGTCGGCGATCCAGTAGTGGCGGAAGTCGCCGATGATGCCGACGTACAACCCCTGGGTCATGGTGTTGGGGGCGTACTCGCTCATCATGTAGGGCACGCCGAGGATCGTGTCCGGCTTGTCCGACAGGCCCTGGGTCCAGAGGTACTGGCCTTCGCCGTCCTTCAGCTTGCGGATGTCACGAACAACCGTGCGGTTGAAGATCCACCGCAGGCTCGGGCTCGCCTGGTACTGAGCCTTGAGGGCGAACTTGGCATTAATGAGCCCGTCCGCGCTAACGGCGGTCGTGCTGTTGCCGGTGCTCACGTCCTGGCCGGTCGAGATACCGGCATTCGAGGCGGTGAAGACACCCAGCGGCTGCTGAGCGCCCGAGCCGGTGAGGAAAGCCTTCTCTTCGCTGATGCCGAACTTGAAGGCCAACTGCTCGCGAACCAGAGCCTCGACGGGAATCGCGCTCTTGCGGAGCAGCGTCTTCGAGATCTTGATGAGCTTGCCCAGCGGATGGGGGTGCAAGGCTCGCTTGCCGGTCGCCATCGTGGAGTCTTCGCCACCGATCGCGATTTCGCTGGTCCAGTCGGCGTCGGCCGGGCGAGCGTCCAGGGTGGGAACACCCAGGGACTCGGCGTCCATGACGGGGATGACGCGGGCCAACTGGCGGATGAACACCAGATCCTTGACCTGCTCAATCAGCTCTCGCTGGAACTGCTCGGGGGCAACCATCGTGCCACCCGAAGAGGCCAGGTCAACCTGGAGGGCAGCACGGGCGGGGCCAGACAGTGCACCCACACCGCTCATCAGGCCGAGGCGGAAGTCCGCCAGCAATTGGGCGTCCTTCGGGGCCAGATGGCTCAGGCTCGCAACCGGGGCGGCAGCGTTGCCGCCGCTGAGGTTGGTCTTCGCGCCACTCGACTGCTTGAGTGCGTCGATCGCGGATTGCGATTTGGCACGGCGGGCCAGGTCGCCTTCGATGCCTTGAATCTGCTCGCTGAGCAGGTCCAGATCGGCGTTCATCTTGTCCCAGGTCTCACGCTCTTCGTTGCTCAAGGGACGCTTTTCGGCGTCGGCCTTGTCGCAGATGGCGTTCATCTGGGCCGGAATGCCCGCACGCTCTTCCTTGAGTTCCTGAATGCTCTTCATGAGTCCTACTCCCTGTTGGGCCGGACTCAAAAGCAAAACGCCCGCGCGCTATGCCGACTCCGGCCAGTGTTGAAACTGGCAAGTAGTCGGAAGGCGCATGGGCGCTTTCAGGCACTACCGATTTGGAAGCTAGGCTTTGAGCATGGGCTCTTGGCTTCGCGTCACGTGTAAGTTGTCTACTGAGATATTAGCTTGTGGAGTGGCAAACTGTGCCACGGTTGTCACGTCTTGACGTGCGGAGAAATTCATCCGGCACGTACTGCTGTTGGGTCTCTTTGCAATCCACGCATTTCAGGTAACGAATGTGCTTGCCGCCCTTCTTGTCGGTCCAGTACACATCCGTCTGGCCTCCGCATTTCTTGCACTGCCTCATCGGCCTACCCTCCCGGTCGTGCTCGAAGCGTGTACTCGTCCGATTCCATCGCGCCTTGCATGCGGGAAATGTTCCGCCGCGTGTCTTCCAGTTCCCGCAGTAGCCGCCGCTCTTGAGCGACCAACGTATTCATCCGGTTACTCAACTCTTGCAGCCGAGCCTGGTGCCAGACGTAGCGGTCCCCCTTGTGGGACTGGTAGGCGTAGAGCTGTTGTGCCTTCAGCAAGTCAGACTGGGGAGGGATGTTTACCTTAATCCCCATGCCCTGCGCGAGCCCGATGAAGTACTCGCAGCTCGGCCGCTGGTGCTCGTACTCGCCGTTGCGCCCGGTCGCCGGGTCAGACTGCGCCATGTCCACGCCAAAGAGGCCGATCTCCGAGCAGCCTTCCAACATGGCCAGGGCCAGCATCCACGATACGCTGTTCGTGAAGTACGGATGGAACTCTTCCAGCAGTTTCGCGAACGGGAAGATGTTCGCGTCCGGTAGGTCTTCGTGCGGGGCGTGAATCCAGACCATCTTCTGGTTCTTGGCCAGCCAGTCGGTGTATTCCTTCTTCCAGCGGTGCTTGCCGGTTTCGTAGTCGTGGATCTCGAAGGAGCGGGTCAGGCGTGGCACGTATCGCCAGCAGTCCGACAGCCCCCAGATTTCCCAGGATTCGTCGTCGTAGGGGGCCAGCATCATGGACGACGTGGCCTTGCCGACGATGGCGATCTTGCGGGGTGGCTTCTCGGCGGGCTTGCTGTCGATGGCCGCCTGCTCATTACTGGCAGAGTCGTTTCGTTCCGTCACTTCAACCCTCCTTGAGATAGAACCACGTATGGAACATGCTCGGCCCAATACACCACGGGCGTTTCAAAACATGATTCGTCCAGGCGGACGGAATCATTCCGTACCCAGCCGACTTCAACGCGGGCCACATATCCTTGACCGAGGTGCATCGTAAATCGACCAGGATATTCTTGGGCCGTATCTGATGCTCCACCAAGTCGCGCGCATCCGTGCAGATGTATTGTGAGCCATCGCCCGCGTCGTTCGCTGGTCCGTCCACGTAGAGCAAGTCGAGCGAGCCGCCTTCCACCAGCATGGAGACTGCGGCCGGTAGCGTCTGGCGATATCTTCCAGCCAGAAGGCCAGCTCCAGCAGCTTCAGCGGGTAGGTGATATCGCCCAACCCGCCCGCTTGCTGGCGTTCGGCAACGAAGGCGTGAACGTCCGGCAGTAGCTTCGGGAATAGCTCCGCAGCCGCTTCGTAGGCGGCGTGCGCGGCTGCCGTGGCTAGGGCTTGGTGGTCGATCACGCCATCGGCTCCAAAGTGGCGTAGTCGTACCGGCCTTCAGCCGTCCTTCCGAGAGCAATCAATTGCGTCCGTTTCTCATTGGCGACCTTTACCGCTCGCTCTTCTTCATGTGTTGGGACTGACACATGGACAGACTTGACGTGTAGATATCCGCCGCTGCGGACAATCGTCTTATCGACCGAAATGGTAGCAAAGCCGCCTTCGGAATATCGAGCACTTAGAACGTCACCAGACTCAAGCGACAGTACGACATGGCAATGGGACACTGGCGGATCTGACATGTCGTCCAAGCTGAACTCTTCAATCCGATAGCCAGATGGGTAGTCCGCGTTTGTGTCTCGTCGATCCTTGGAAACCATCTCATTTGTGGGCAATGCACTAAGCCACTGTTCAGCAAGCCCCCTGGTACTGAAGGCGCGGCAAATTCCGTAATCCGAATACTCTCCGCGAGTGACTACATAGATTGTCGTCATGCGTTTTCCTTCCACCATTCGATGAGCTTGTCGGCCAAGATAAGTTCCGTCTTGGCTTGGGACTCGTAGGTACAGCCGCCGAGGTGGGGAGTGACGATGACATTGCCGATGTCGGGCGGGATGTTTTTCACCTCGCGCACTTGCATGCCAGTGTCTAGCACAATGGTCCCGCAGTGGGTCGAGTCTCGCTGAATCTTCTCCCAGTCTGCCCGCATTCGTTGACGTTGTTCCGGCGACAGGTCGTAGTGCGTGACGATTGCCCGCTGGTGCTCATCTGCCAGAACGTCCAAGGCAGCGCCGCCAACATGGCCAGCACGCAAGGCATTCCACAGGACTGTCTCGTCTACCAGTTCCCCTCTCGCTGTATTCACGAACACCGCCCCCACCTTCAGGCTCTCGAAGAACGCCTGCCCGTACTTCCCCCGCTTGCTCGGCTCGTAGTTCTCATGCAGGCACACGATGTCCGCGTCGCCTACGATCCTTGCCGTGCCTTCGTCCGACCAGCTTCCGGCGCACTGCACGCCGAACGCTTGCAATAACTGCATCACCTGATTGCCGACTCGCCCGCAGCCGATGACGGCAGCCTTCTTGCCGCGTAGTTCCGTGCCGCGAAACTTGTCTCGGTCCCAGCCGCCTTCGCGAACGTGCTCGACTGCCGCTGGGATCTTGCGGAGCAAGGCGAGAATCAAGCCGATGGTATGCTCTGCCGTGGCCCACACGTCGGTAAGGTCCGAGCCTTGAAGGGACAGGACCGTGATGCCGCGAGCTTTGGCCGCGTCCAGGTCGATGTGGGTCAGGCCAGTCGTGGGCGTGGCGATAACGCGACAGCCAGCGGGTATCTTGTCGGAACTGATGTATTCATTCAGCCCGCACCAGAGAATCGATGGCGACCAACTAGGGTGCATCGCCGCCATCGAGAGCCCATACACCGTCAGCTTGTAGGCCGTGGCATGAAGCATCTCGCCGCCAATAACTTGAACGACAGTCTTCATCAGCCCCTCGCTTTCATCAGGGCCTCGACAATCAACAGGTCCGTAGCATCGTCCACGTTCCAAGCCTCGCTCTTGTCCAGGAAGAACGGCAAGCACCGCTCGCCCTTTAGTGAGCCCGCCAGGATCGTCTCCAGTTTGCTCAGGTAGACTTCCCCAGTCCGAACGAAGAACCGCTCCAAGGTCTGACGCGGTTGGCCTTCCATGCCTTCCGCGAACGGAGGATCGAACATCGTGCCATCCGTGGCGAGCTGCTTCATGCGCGCCGGATGCCGCTCCCCTACGTCTGTGAATGAGATAACTGAATCGTGGCCCCCGTCTTCCAGCAGACAGCAGGCGTTGTCGATCATCGTTGCCGTCCGCAGGGGGTTGGTGGGTTGGAGGGTGAAGATCGCGTCGAACTTCTGAACCTGGGGATGGAATTGTAGAACATCGATGGTCCGCGCCGTATCCGATGCCAAGTGCGCCGGTCGCCAAAGTACTTCGATCCCTTGGCCAGTAACGTAATCCGCGATCTGCTCGCAGTCGGTCGAGACGTAGAGTGCATCGAGCGATGACCGCTTGGCTTCCTTGATGGTCCAGTAGATTAAAGGCTTGCCGTTGCAGGGCGCGAGGTTCTTCACCTGCTTGCTCTTGGTTCCGTCCGCTTGCGTAAGGAACGAACGACGGGCAGGAATCAGGCCGACGACTTTCATTCCGGCACCGTCGGCTTGGCCGCAAGGATCTCTGCCGCCTTAGACCAGATAGCCTGCGGGTCGCACCAGCCAGCCGCAATCAGGGCACGGGCCAACTCGTCCAATTCACAACTTGTGGCCAAGTCTTTTTGCTGATGGAACAGGTCGTCGATCACGGACTTGAATCTAAGCAACTTCTCCTGCATATCTTCTCGAAACGTTGCCGAGCACCTTTTGAAGTGATCGTCGTTAGCCGTCTTGACGGACTGCCAGTGCTTGTCGATGGATGCCCGCAGTTCCTCCTCGATACTGCGGAACTGCTGCCGCTCGCCATCTTCCCAGGGGTTCACTTCTTCGTCGCTCATCCCTTCTCCTTAATCAGGTCGGCCATCCACCCCTCGAACAGAGACGCATTAGGCTTCAAGCAGTGTCCGCCCAACTTGCCCGGCGTGTACTTGTACTGCGGCCGGGCGAAGTGTGCCTGGTCGAGCTTCGCATAGCCCGCGTTGTAGTGCTCGTTCCAGCCGTAGACCTCGCTGAAGTCTGCGCCGGACTCCTCGCAGAGTCGATGAATCTCTTGCATCACCAGCACGCCTACGGCCGTTTGCGAGGTGCAGGCCAGCTTGGATAGCTCGGATGTTTCAGGGTTGGCCACTAGCACAGCGTAGATCCCAGCCGCTCGCAGGTAGTCCACCGCGTCGACGCCTGCCGATTCGTTGCAGGCCCCGACGTACTTGGTGAAGGTGCGGATGCCGGGGGCGAGGTTCGGATGGCGACCGTGTATTGGGGAGTGAACGGCAGACGCCGGGGGGAGGAAATTGGCGAGCACTTCATTGATGCCGCGCGTGGTTCCGGTTGGCACGGTCGCGTGAACGAGAACCAATCTCGCGTCACAAGATGCCGCGTACTGGACAACGCTGTGCTTAAACCCCTGCGAGAACGGAAAGCAAACGTGGAGAACGTCGACCATCGGCACAGGCTTGGGGCCGTCTGCGGCATCGTAGGTTAAGCATTCGTGGACTGGCGAAAGCACTTCATGCAGCGCCCGCCCCACTTCTCCCATTCCGACAATCAGGCTCTTCACGCTGCGGCCCTCCCAAGATTGGCCAGTGCTGCCACGATCCGCTCCGAGATTCCCGGCTTTCCATACAGGTCCGATGCGGGATAACGGCCGTGCGAGATTTGCCATTCGATGGCATCGCGGATTGCCTGTCGCTCACATACAACTCGCATGACGTTATCCCCGCACTCCCGCCCGTCTTGCCGGTCGCCTACTAGGACGACAGGCGCGCCCGTGTGGGCCGAGTCGCGCACGAAGCCGGATGAGTTGCCCACCGCAACGGCACAGCCCGCCAGCCGCCGCGAGAACTCTTCAGGCGTCAGACTAACCTGGACGAATCCATAGGCACGGCACACGTCCACGATGGCGTCCCTGCCCGCGTCCCCGTTCGTAGACAGGACCGTTGCGCCAGATGGTACAGCCGCGAAGAACTCTTCTGCCTCCTGGCGGGAAGTCTCGCAGTGCAACGTGTTCGCGTGCAGACAGGCCAAGACTTCGCCAGTCTGCGGGGCGGCTTGGACCAGATCGACCGATGGGCAGCCTACCGCCAAGATGTTCTCCCGCGAGATGCCCGCCCGCATCAGGGCGTTGGCGGCTTCCGGTGTAGCCGGTACGTGCCAGTGACTCATAAACGAGATGCACCAGCGATGCCACTGGTCGTTCGTGCTGCTGGTCTCGCCGCCTTGAAGATGGACGAGTTGCGAGCCGCTGTACCTCGCAGCCGTGGCAGCCGCGAACGCTTCGCTCCGGTCGCCGATCAGGACCGTGTAGTCGGGGCGCAATGCGTTGAAAGCATGGCTGTAGAGGATCTCACCCAGGCCAACGGACAAGGCCGTCTCGTGCAGCCCGTCACCAGAGACGACATGCGAGACGCGATGGACTTTGTAGCCCTGAGATTCCAGAGAGTCGGCCACACCAGACACAAGCGTGCTGCCACCGCAGACCACCGAGAGGTCGAACAGGTCCGACTTGCGGAACTCTTCCAGAAGGGGCTGCAACCGCCCGAGATTTGCGCGGTCGATAACGACCACGCTTACTGACCTTCGCATCCGTGCCTCGTAAGTTTGGGAAGAACCTACCGTGGCCTCTTAGTGTACATGATACACACAGCCAGCCACACTTTCAAGCCTGCACTTGAGTCCGTTACCAGTCTAGACTTGCGACCGATACAGAAATTCTTTCCAGATTTATTTTGACTCCGCTTGCCGTCTCTGTATAATACACCCGTCAGACGCAAGTAACCTCAGGGTGAACCGGCTGGCCGGTCAGCAGACGACGGGCAGTTCTGCTAGGGACGCCAAACCTGAACTAAAGCTAGCCCGCCGGAGCGAAATGCCGGAACACGAGAGAGCCCCGCAAGGGGCTCTAAGTGTTTCTAGACAAACACAAGCCATACCCTTCCGGACCATGCCGCACCCCAACACGCCACTGCATAGCCAACCATGTCTGTCAGCGATTGTTTTAAAGTCCACACCATATCGCACCACGCCACACCTCGCCCCGCCCATCCATGCCCTGCCAGACCTCGCCCTGCCTTTGCCCGCCGTTCCCCGCCTCGCCGGACCGTGCTACTACATCACTTCAAACTGCTCGATGACGAATCGCCCGTAGGTCGGCCGGAAGTCGCCCACGCCAATCAGGCGTCCGGCATTCGTTAACACCTCTTGGAGTGTGTCGCGAGAGATGTACTCGGGCAGGTTCACCAGCAAGTGAAACTCTGCCTTCCAGCCCTCGCGGATTGCGGGGCGAATGCGAGTGATGCCAGCCCGTTGGACCTGGACGCGGCAGGCATGTTCATAGTCCCACTCGGTCTTGCCGAGCGGCGCGAGCGTTGTCAGTGACAGAACGCCAGCCTTGTACAGGTCCATCGCGGACTTACGCGGCGACCTAGGATCTTGCTTGAACTTCGCGGCGTGAATCACAGCCTGACGCACGTACTCGCCCGGCAGGCAAAGAACCCCGTCGCCATCTCGATAGACGTAACTCTCCACGTTGTCGGTTTTCTTCTCCTTTGAGCCCTTCGCCGCTGCGGCCTTGCCTGCCACAGCCTCGACGTTCCAGCGATGGAACAGCATGTCCGCAACGCCGCGAAGCGTCACGATTGCAGTCCAAGGCATCCCCTGCTCAATCGCTCGCTGGCCGCCGTTCGTCGGGGCTTCGCCACCAATCGCACCAGCCAGCCGTCCATTGCTCTTTGCAGTAATCACTTCAGACTCCTTTGGGAAGAAAAGGAAACCTCACCACGCCAGACCGAAGCACGCCCAGCCTAGCCATTCCTGGCCGGGACAAACCCCACCATGCCTTGCCTCACCAGACCGGACCCAGCCGGGCCTAGACTCACACAATCCGTGCCTTACGTTTGTACATTACCCATGAACGTGGTATCCTGCAAGTGGGTAATATCCAGATTCTTGGTATAGCCAACGATCTGGGGGCACGTAATCTTTGAGGAATGACAGTGAACGAGACAATTCGAGAGAAGCTGCGAGCGGTTCACAAGGCTGGCGTGTCCCTGTATTCAATCGCGAAAGCGTGCGATATGAAGTGGGACACCCTGAAGCGGTTCCTCGACGGGGACAATCTGCGAGGCAATCACCTCGACGCCCTGGCAGAACACCTCAGTTTGGAAGTCAGAGAGAAGCGGAAGCCTCGCGGCGGAACAAAGTCCGCATAGCCTCAATCTCTGATCGCCTAGCGTATTCGTTCTTGTCGAGCGGCTTCATGCGAGACACCCAACGCGAAGCCTCGACCAGTTCCGCAAGATCCTCCGGGGTCAAGCTCGCTGGCACATCCGGCCCAAAGGCAAACTTTGACAGGCAGAGGTGAACCTCCAAGAGGTTCGCCCCCTGGTAAGCCGCCAAGATGCCCGGCCAAATCATGCCGCTATGATCCGACAACCCGACTTGGCATTCGTATCTCTGGCGAATCTGAGCCATCACGTTGAGCCCGATGTTCTCCGGCTCCGTGGGGTAGCTGCTGGAGCATTGCAAGATGGTGAGCGGCCCCGCCAGTTCAAGGGCTGCGGCCTCGACAGCGGCGTCTAACTCGGCCCATCCGCTCATGCCGGACGAGATGATGAGCGGCTTCCTGGTCTTGGCCATTGCCCTGATGAGCTGATGGTCCGATGTTTGGGCCGCGCCAATTTTCCAGAAGTCAACGCCCACCCGGTTCATCTGGTCGAACGCATCCATCGAGAAGCACGAAACGCCAAACTCTAGGCCGACCTGATTGGCATGCTCGCGTAGTTCCCGCCACTGCTTCGGGGTAAAGGCGATCCGGCTCCAGTAGTCGCGGCGCGAAGCATCCTGTGGGAAGTAGGTGCCTGGCCGAAACTCGGAGACCGGATCGCCGTAGTGACATTGGAACTTCACGCCATCAGCGGCAGCAGCAATCGCCGCGTCGATGAAGGCGTGAGCGGTTCCTAAGCTGCCGTCGTGCGCGTTGGCAATCTCGGCGATGATCTTCATTCGCGTTCCTTCAGGGCCAGTTTGCGACGAAGCAGGTCGGGGTCGCCAGCATTTGATGAACTGTCATTGTGAGTGGCATCAATTTCGGTCGCATGCCGCTCATTCATCTTGTCAAGTTCAGCACCTTGCCTATCGTAAAGCCTTTGCTTCTCCTCTCGCTGTCGATCATCCAAAGCGTCCAGGATTGCGTCGCGGTCGGCATCCTGCCGCTTCTCAAGTTCCTGTTGCTCTGAAATATGCCGATCACTCGTCTCTCCGTGGGCCGCCTCGAAAGCCGCCTCTCGCCTGCCGTTCTCCTCATACCTTGCCTGCTGCTCTGGAGAACCATCCACCTCGCCATCTGGCCGGCTGATATCATGGAACTGAGGATCACTTTCTAGTTTCGCTTGCTCTTTTGCATGCCTCTTGTCGAGCTCCTTTTGCTCGGCCGCGAACTTCTTGTCGAGATCCTTTTCGGTAGCGGTCACTTCCTTTTCGTGCTGCTTCTCTAGTGCCTTCACCTCTTTTTCGTGCCGCTTACCAATATCCTTCTCTTCCGCAGCCTGTCGCTTTTCCAAGTCGGCAGATGTTTCCTGTGGCCCCCCGCCGCCACCGCTGCCAAAGCGCCCGCTCTCATCTCTTTCCTGGTCTTCGCTATACGCGAAAGGGGCGAACTGAAACGCCAGTCGCGCCCCCTTTCTCCTTCATGGATAGCTTCCTTCTGAGCAAATCCGGATCTCCGCCGGCTGCTTTCTCGGGATCGGTCGTGAAGTGCAGCCAGCCGTCCTTTTGGCCGGCGTAGTATTCCTTCCGCTCTTCCATCTCAGCGACGAACAAACTCTCCGCCGCAGCGTGCCACTCGGCTTGCACATCCGCGTCAGCCGCCGCTCGCCGCGTGTAGCTAACCGGCGTGCCGCCCATGAGTTCCTTCAACACCTTCTCCGCGTTGCCAATCCCGTCGATCATCCCCCGCGACAACGCATCCTTGTCGCCGAACATGCGACCCTGGCCGAACTCTTTCCGCACGGTCGAGACGTTGACCCCCCGGTTCCGGGCCACGTCCGATTCGAACTCGGCACCCATCGCGTCGACTCGGCTCTGCATGTGCAGTCTGGTTTCCTCTGATAGTGGTCCAAGTTCCGAGCCCTCCAGTTTGTTCTCGCCGTAAGAGATGATGGACACCTGGACACCCTGCAACTCCAGGGCCTTCGACATATCCTGGTGGGCCATCCACACGCCGACCGAGCCAGCCTCAGCACCGGGAGCCAAGATGAACTTGGAAGCGGCAGACGCGACCCAGTAGGCCGCAGACCCCACCGAGCCGTTGCCGAACGCGATGATGGGCTTTTGGCTGCGAGCGTCGTAGATCCGCTTGGCCAACTGCGGCGTGTAGTACACCGCTCCGCCAGGGGAATCGACATCGAGCATGATGCCCTTGATCCCAGGATTCTTGACGGCTTCCCTAAAGTAGGCGTCGAATCTCATGGTGCTCACAGTGCCCATGTCCCCACGCGGGGTCATCGCGCCAATCAGCGGCATGATCGCCACGCCGTTGGAAACCTTGGGAGCTTCCGGTGGGTCGAACGAAAAGCCCGCCATGAACCGTTCAGCACGGTCAGCCAGGATCGGCAACGCCTCCCGCTGCATCGCCCAGAAATTCGACATCCCGAACAGAGACGCATAAGCACGGTTAGACATGAGCCACCTCCTTGTGGATATTTGCCCGCTCTGCCCAACCGGCTACGAGCGCGTCGACTGCCGCTTCAAACTTGTCTGGCTTGGCATCCGATGCCGCCAGAAGTAGATCGTAGGACTCTTTGCAGTGGGCCTTGCAGATAGCCGGTACGTCACAGGGCTGGCCAAGAGCAATCAGCACATTGCCGGGGTGCTCGAGCGCCGCGACCATCGCCTGCTCATGTCGGCCGTAGAACTCGTCCAGCCAGGGGAACCACTTGCCGGATTTCTTAGCGGCTGATCGCGCAGCGTTCTGTTCGACGCGGACCATGCGGGAGAAGGCGTCGGAGAAACAGGATTGCGCGGCACTAGATGCCTTGGCCCCAGAAGACTTTCGCTCCCGCTTTCTACTGGCATCTTCCTCAGCCCGCTTATCTTCAATCTGCCTTCGCTCTTCCGAGTGCCGCTCTTCGAGCTTCTCCATCGCGTACTCGGGCGGAGTCATCCCGGAATCGTTTTGCTCTTGAGAGAGCGTTAGGCCACTGGCGGCCGCGCCGGCCTTCTCTGCCCTTTCGTGCGCCACGTCCTCAGGCTCTCCTCCCATCTTCTGATTCACAGCCTCGTTGATTGCCTTATCTTCGGCCTCATCAGGCTCTCGTCCGTTCTCTCGAACGAAGTCCTTGATGCCCTGTTCGTAGTGACGGTCGGCCTCTCGCTCAGTTCGGGAGTATTCCTTCTTATACGCCTTGTCATATTCTCGCCCCTGGCGTTTGACTTCCTTCTTCTCAGTGGATTGCCTTTGACGAATCGCCTTATCTTCCTGCTTGCGAGACTCGCGGACCTCTGAATCGCTTTTCTTATCAGTCGATTCATCTGAGTTGCCGTCTTCAGAATCACCACCGCCGCCACCGCCCTCGCCAAACCGTCCGCCCTCGTCTCGCGGCTGGTCATCCGAGTACGCCTTCGCTCTGCCTTCTACCGGCTTAGCCGCCCCTTCGCTTAGAGGCATCTCGGGGTCTTCAGCGTCATCGACGACAGGCTCCGGCTCGGGCTCTTTACCTACTTCAACGAGGTTGGCAGGTGCATAGAACTTCTGGCCAAGTCCGTTTGGCAACGGGTCTCTGTCTTCGCTGGCACGCACTTCATCCTGATTGATGAAGCCATTCATGAAGTTGATTTGGTTTGACATGGCGCGAGATTGCATGTCACCTCGCTGCCATTCGTCATAATCAAAATAAACGTAGTAGCCTTGCCTACGCTCGTCCTCCGTCAACAGCTTCCTGTCCAGTTCGTCCTGCCACGGGTTGATAAGCGGCCTCAGCGTGGTCTGCACAAAACTCCGACCTTGGTGCTCAATGTTCGAGAACGTCGCCCGCTCCAAATCTCCGATCATGTGGGGAGGAACGCCGTACCAGCGTGCAACCTCCGTCGCGTTAAATTTGCGAGTCTCAAGGAACTGCGCGTCTGCGTTGTTCACAGAGAGCGCAGTAAGCGTCATGCCTTCCCAAAGGACGGCCGTCTTGCCAGCGTTGTTTGTCCCGCCGTAGAGCTGCTGCCACTCTTCCCGCAAATTGGCGCGAGCGTCCTTGCTCATGTTGCGCGGGTGGCTCAACACAGTGCGGGGGACGGCACCATTGGCAAACGTGTAGCCCGCGTGTCGCTCCGCCTGCATGCCAGCGCCGATTGTCTCCCGAGCGTGGGCGATGATGCCCATGCCGGAGATGCCGTCAAGAGACGGAGCGCATGCGACATGCAAGACATCTTCCTTCGCCAGCAACACAGCACGTCCACCGTCGAGATGGACTAGATACGTCAATTCATTGCCAGACCTTTTCACTTGAACCCTGGACGAGTGAATCGGCCAGAGCGCAATAGGACGGCCGGAGCCATCTCGTTCGATCTCCGAGAACGAATTGCCAGAGTTTACCTGCTGTACAATTCCCTGTCGGAAGAACGCTGAGCAAGACATGAGGCTGTTAGGGGCCTGATGGATAAGCCAATGGACGGGATGCTGGCTCGCCACCTTCTTGCCGCCAGAACCGACCTTGCGATTCTGATCACCAAGCATCAACCGGCACGGAAGGTCGCCGCCGCTGGTGGCGAGGATTCGCGTGCAGGCGAAGACAGGCGAGTAGTCGTAAGCGTTCTCTTCCGTGACCGCGATCCCTGAGGCACTGGCATTTCCGCCAATCCAGCCAAGCACACCGGCCGCTGGATGTCCCAACGTCTGCACCGTCGCAGCACTCGGGCGGCTCATCCAATCCAACGCTCGCGAAGTCCATTTCACGATGTTGCTCATCTATGCCGCCCTCCAAGAATCCCAAGAACAAACGAGACCGCACCCACCACAAGGACCGACGTAGGATCTGGACGCTCCCAGACCGAGTAGGCCATCGCCGTTGCTCCGCCAAGAATCAACCCATCCATGAGTATCGAGCGAATCACAGTGCGAAGTTCCCTTTGTGGTCGTAGACGCTCTTAGCGCTAATGTCGTGCAGCATGCTCAAAGCCATGAGCGTTGCCACCATTCCGTCGATCTTCTTAATGTCGCCGTTCTGCGGCTTAACAAGAATCGAGCCCTTCGAGGTCATGCCGGTCGTCTTCTTGCAGACGTGTCCAGCCTGCCAGGTCAACACCGGGTTGCCGTTGTGGTGGGCCTTGCCCGCGATCACCAGCCGCTCGAACTCTTCGATGATGGGCGTGTAGTTATCCACCGTTTGCAGGAAGGCTACCCGCTCGATGCCAGTACCCTCTTCAAGCAAGACACCGCTCGATCCGTACAGGCCATCGCTCAACGCCTGGGTTGTTTCTTCTGCGAAACGATGGTCATAGACCAGCTTCGAGATACGGAACTTGTCGGCCCATTCGTGGAACTTGGCGCGAATCGCCCCGTAGTCGATCACTGCCCCTTGAGTTAGCGTCAGGACTCCAGCCTTCTCCCACTCGCGGAATGGGGCTAGGTGCTTGTTCTCGTGGGCGTATTTCTCGGGAAGCCAGAAGTGGGCCAGGATGCGAATTGCCTCATCCTCTTCCGCGTCAGGGAACACCAGCACCAGCGCCGACATATCCCGCGTTTTGGAAAGGTCCAGGCCAGCAATGCACGCTTCGCCATCGAGGTCTTGTTCGGTGTAGGTCTTGCGGCACTTGTCCCAGTCGCCACCCTTCAGCCAGGGATTCGACGCCCGCTGCCAGACGTTCAGACGATACATCTTGAAGGTGGATAGTTTGTCAATTGAGTGCTTCGAGCTGTGGTAGTCGGCCAGGAACTCGCCCTCGCGGATGATGCGGCCCCAGCTTGGGTTGGCAGACTTGCCGAGTTCCAGGATGTTCTTCTCCAGTTCCTCGTCCGTCACCTCTTGCGGCGCGGCGTACTCTTGAAAGAGGAACTGCTCGTCCTCAATCTCGCCCTTAGCAACGGACGCCCCATAGTCCCGCTGCTCTTTCCCGTATCCATCCGGGTTGCTACCAGCCGTTGACACCTCGATCTGGAAGGGCTCCGAGCGCGAGATGCCAGCACCCTTCAGAACACCCGCCAGCCGCCTATCGACGACGTGCGTTTCGTCGATCATCACAGACCCATTCAAGCCTTCCTGGCTGTTCACGTTGTCGCCAGCCACGACCTTGTAGAACGACCTGGTGGGCAAGTGCGTGATCTGTCCCGTGGACTTATTGACGCTGCACTCCGAGGAAAGCTCGGGGGACATCCGAATCATTTCCATCGCGTGCGTGTGCGAGATCATGGCCTGCTTGCCATCCTTCGCCGCGCTGTAGACCTTCTGGCCTTGCTCGCCATCACCACACAACAGGTACAACCCCCATGCCGCCAGCGAGGGACTTTTAGCATTTTTTTTCGGAAGCCAGATACCAGCCTTGCGGAACCGGCGAACCTCACGCTTCCAGTCGGGCGAGAACTTCACCCACCCAAAGAGCCGCATCGTGACTTCGTACTGCCAGTCACCAAGCTCCATCTTGCGGCCGGCGTACTCGCCTTCGTACAGGTGGCAGTACGTTTGAATCCAATCAACGACGTCCTGCCCGCGCCCTTCGTCGAAACGACAGCCATTCGCCGCCGCTCGTTCGTCGGACGCATTCCTGATCCAGCGTTTGGTAACTTCGTCAATCACGCACGACTCCGAGACTTAACCGCAGACTTCGTGGGGCCACTGCTCGGCATCTTGCCCGAGCTGCCTGGTGTCATGCCCATCTCAGTCAGATACAACTTGCACTTCGCATCCCAGTCCTTCATGTCCTTCAAGGCGGGGTGCGCGACGATGAAACCCTTCTCGGTTTGGAAGAACCGCTTGTCACCGAGACCATCGACAACCCGCTTCGCCATCTCGTACTGCTCAGCCGCCATGCAAAATCGCTTCAAGCACTCCAAGTACCTGGGCTGCAAGAGCCCATGCGACTTGAGGATGTCTCCCTTCTCAATCCATTCGAGCTGGCCAAAGTCGGACAAGTCAGTCGGGGGATCGGGAACGTCAGTCAGCACCTCGGCCGCAGGCGAAACCTTGTGCCGATCCTTGCGAAAGGTGCCATCCAGCACTCGCAATTCAGTGGGTTTTGTGGGTGGTGCCATAAACATTGCTCAACACAGTAAGAACTACAGCCCTAAAACCGCCTCAAAAAATGTTCGGCGCGCCGGCGGGGCCCCAAATTGCCCTAAACCCTTGGTGTGATATGCCAAAAAATCGGTACGGGCACGCAGCGCCT